TGAAGAAGATCAAAAGCTAAAACCGTTATTGTTTGCTGGTTTGTTAATGGAAGGTGGTGTTGTAGGTTATGAAACCAATATAAAGTCAGGCGGTGCTGGAGCTAGATATTTAGGTATTGGTATGTCTAAACAATACAGACAAGACTCAGTGACCATATCTTTACGCACAGTATCGGTAAGTACAGGAAAAATATTATTAGAGGTATTGGTCACAAAGACTGTTCTCAGCGCATCTATCTCTTCAGATGTGTTCAGATTTTATGCAAACAATACGGAACTCGTTGAAATTGAGAACGGTATAGTAGAAAATGAGTCTATAAATATTGCATTGCAAGCTGCGATTGAAACTGCGGTTTTGCAAACAATCAAGGAAGGCTACGAATCTGGGTATTGGAAACCGAATGAATAAATTAAAACTACTATTACTTCTTGTCTCGCTTAATCTTTATACAGCCGACAATGAGGTATATATAGATCAATCTGGTGCTACGTCTAACCTAGACATAGAACAAGTAGGGGGCAGCGGTAATATTATTGGTGGTTCAGATGCTACAGCTGGTGCTTCTAATATGACTCCGTTAGACCTAGATGGTGCAACTATGACGCTAGATATATTACAGAAAGGTGCTTCAAATAAATTTCTTGGTGATATATGGGCTGATAACTACACAGGTTACTTCTCATTTATAGGCGACAGCAATACTTTTAATATGTCTACAGATGAAACAAACGCAACTGGAGCAGACGGTTCTAATGTAAACGTACAGGTTACAGGAAACACAAACACCATGACACTCAATCACGCTATGACTGCACTAGCAGCGAACTTAGATTTAGATTGGATAGTGCAAGGTGGAGGTAACAGTATTACAGCATCAATAGATGTAGACGGTGCTACTAACTACATGGATATTGATGGTAATGACAACACAGTTACTTATGACGGTGACGGTTATGCGGGTGGCTACTTCTACCTAGATCATACAGGTGGATCAAGAACATTTAATATAGATCAGGAGTCTACGTCAGACAATGATTGGCTTAAGATTACATCTGTTGGCTCTAACGGTACTGTTTGCGTTACTCAGTCAGACGCAACAACTTCATTCGTCTGTTGATATAGGCTCTATATCTGAACTCAGAGGCAACGCACAAGTTCTAAGAGACAAACCCTACGGAGCTGAACTAGACTTTGGCATACTCAGTTATGACAAAGTAGAGACTGCAAATGGTCGTATGGGTATTACGTTTATTGATGATACCGAAATAAGACTAACAGAAAACTCACAAGTGCTGATTGATGAGTTTGTCTTTGACCCTAACCCAGACAACTCCAAGATGGCTCTTACCTTTGCCAAAGGTACTGCACGTTTTGTTACAGGCAAACTTAATAAAGTTCCAAAGAAAAACATCAAGATACGCACCAATAGCGCAACCATAGGTATAAGAGGCACAGACTTCACCATAACTGTAGATGAGCTTGGTAGATCGTTAGTCATTTTATTACCTAATCTTGATGGTACGTCTAGCGGTGAGATAACAGTAGAAACTGCTATGGGAATGGTAGTTCTCAATCAGCCTTATCAATCTACGGTAGCAAGTGTGTATGAACAAGCACCTACCAAGCCTGTTATCTTGGATATAACGCTAGACCTAATTGACAATATGCTGATTGTAAACCCACCAGAGCCTAGAGAAGATTTACAAGAAGATACTCAACAACAAACCACAGCAGACTATTTAGACTTTAACGAACTAGAAGTTGACTACTTGTCAGAAAATTTCTTAGACAATGAAGCAGAATTAGAGTTCACAGAATTAGATATAGATTATTTAGATGTAAACTTCCTAGAAGATTTACTAAGTGTGTTAGATGCTTTAGCTTTTGCACAAGAAGAAGATCAACTAAATCAATCAGCTACGTCTGTAAACATTACGGGAACAGAGGTAGGTCAAGATAAAAAAACACAAATAACAACCTTGGTGCAAGGACAAGCCATATCTTTTAGAAGAATGGTAGGTAATTCTTTACGATTAGATGTTGATAACTCTGGCAGTTATACTATTATTTTGGAACAATCAGGTGTTACAAACACCGTTAAAGTAAATGGCGGTTCTTCTAGCACAATAAAAATTAAACAAGGATCGTCTTAAATAAGTTAAAATTATTATCATTCATTTAATCTATAAGGAGTAATTATGCCTAGAGGTATAGGAACATACGGAAGTAAAAGAGGTAGACCACCTAAAAGAAAAGTAAGAAAAACCGTATATAAAAAGAAAAAGTAATGCCTAAGAAAAAGGCAACGCAAGAGGATAAGCGTAAACAAACCGCTGCCTTTTGGAAGTTTATTTTGCAACAAAGGAAAAACAAAAAAGATGAAAGCACTACTTAAAAATTTAGTTGGATCAGTAGCACCAACCCTAGGCACAGCATTAGGCGGGCCTATGGGTGGTATGGCTGCAAATATGATTGCAGATGTATTAGGTTGTAAGAACGAACCTAAAGAAATACAAAAAGCCATAGACAATGCTACACCTGAACAAATGCTTGAGCTGAAGAAAGCTGAAGCTGAGTTTGAGGTTAAGATGAAAGAACTAGAAGTAGATGTATTTAAACTAGAAGTACAAGATACACAAAATGCTAGATCAACATTTTCTAAAGATTGGACTGCTAGAATTATAGGTATTGCTACATTAGGTGGCTTTCTAGGTTATATCTTTCTTATAACTTTGCAGCCCCCCGAACAGAACTCAGAGGCTTTGGTCAATTTGGTGCTCGGATATCTGGGTGGTTTAGCATCAGCTATTATTAGTTTTTACTTTGGTGCATCACATAAAAGTGACGACTAACGGTAGATGGAATTGGTACGGGGAGGGTAAAGAAACAATGCAAATATCCGAAGAAGGCATATCATTAATTAAATCTTACGAAGGCTGTCGCTTAGAAGCATATCAAGATAGTGTAAATGTTTGGACTATAGGTTTTGGCCATACAAAAGACGTTAAAGAAGGCGATAAAATAAACCAAGACGAAGCTGAGTATATGCTACAAGAAGAAATGATTGAGTACGAAGGCTATATCAATGATCTTGTAGAAGTACCGCTAGAACAATGTCAGTTTGATGCGTTGGTATGTTGGGTGTATAACTTAGGCCCTACAAACCTTAAGAACTCTACGTTACTTAAAGTCCTAAACGAAGAAAACTATGACGGAGTTCCAGAACAAATAAAGAGATGGAATAAAGCTGGTGGTGTTATCTTAGGTGGTTTAGTTAAACGCAGAGAAGCAGAAGCAAATTTGTTTCAAGGGAAAGAGTGGGATAAACTGAGCTAATCATGGATGGAATGTTGTTTTGGAACATAATAATTAGTTTGGTATTTGCACCAATCTTTTATACATTAAAGACTCACGCTTCAGAACTACAAAGACAGAACATTTTAATTAACAGAACACGAGAAGAAGTAGCTAGAGAATATTTAACCAGAAGTGAGCATACCGTTGAGTTTCAACGATTAATAGATAAAATAGACAAACTTGATGCTAAAATAGATAAATTAATAACAGAGTAATATGGATTTTTTAAATTTAGACAGAAGAAAGGCGCAACTCTATGATTTAATAAACAATACTGGAGTACCAGACTCTAGTGAGCAAGACACTACATACGATCCATACGCATACAGCGACATAGGCAAAAGAGCATTAGGCGGAGAATATATAGATGCCATGAATTTCTTTTGGTTTGATCCTGTAACTGGAGAAGAAGGACAAACTACAGAAGGATGGAGTCGTGTACCTGATTCTGCAAAGCCATATACTTATTTAGACCCAGGATCAAGAAACCAAGCTAGAAATACTTTCTATGAAAGCGGTGCTGCTTTTGGCGGTACTGGTGGAGTCGGTGGTGGTATGGGTGGCTTACTAAGTGGTCAAGCCTACGCACAACAAATAGCGGGTGGTATGCCTTTTGAACAAGTGGTAGCACCTGGTATGAGTTTCTCTCCAGATCAACCTATGGGTTATCTTGCAGAGGGAGCTACACCCTTCCAACCTAGAGCTTTCCCAATGACAGGAGAAGACTTAGGTTTACCAACAGGCGAAGGAACACCAATGCCAGCTGGAACTACATTTGAGGGTGCACCAGTAAGGATGCCAGCACCAGAAGAAACAGTAGGTGCGGGTTTTGATCCAACACAAGGCGGAACTATACCAGCACCATCGGTTATGGGAAGTCCATTACCTTTAGATATAGATATAGATGAATTATTAAAAGATATTGATGTAGAACAAGCTATAGAAAACTTGCCTACACCAGCACCACAACCAGTAGCAATACCACAACCAGTAGCAGCTCCAGTAGTTTCTACACCTATAACACCTCCTCCGTTACCTCAGATTGTTCCAGAAAGACAACCTGTTATGCCTTCTATACCTGTAATACCCCCTGTGTTAGAAGCACCTACACCTATAGTAGACGTACCAATGAACTTAGGTTTGACTACGCTTGAAAACTTAGCTCCAGTTCAAATACCAGAAATACCTTTTCAATTACCTCAGATACCACAACCAGTTTCAATACCGACATTACCTATGGTCAATACCCCTGTAATGCCACAACCTATGGTTAATTTAGGAATGACTCCTACTAACCCAGTTTTAAATATTGATAACATTGTTTCACCCATAAGACAGGGAAGTCCAAGAGCACTACTAGGAACACTCTAATGCCTACACATAAAGAAGTCGTAAAAGCAGCTGAAGCTGAAAGAATACTTGAGTCTGATGTTTTTAAAGAAGCTATGCAATCTTTAAAAGATGAGTATATGCAAGCTTGGTTAAACTCAAAAAATCCAGATGATATTTCTACAAGAGAAAGTTTACACAGGTCTATATTACTAATACCTGAAGTAGAAAAGCATTTGCGTATCATTGCAGAGAAAGGAAAACTGACTAGAGCAAATATAAATAAAGTCCGTAACATCGGTTAGGGCTTTCCTTTTTCCCAAAAATTCATATAAAATACTTATAAATACATATAAGGAGTATTTATATATGAGCAATAACGGAAAACCGACTGCTTTACAAACAGATGGAGAATTAGCTACTTCCGCTTTCGAGAGTTTTTTAACTCCTCAAGAGGAAAAAGTTGTAGAAGCAGAAGAAACAGAAGTAGATGTTATCGAAGAAGAAGCGCTCCCTGAAGAAGCTGAACTTGAATTAGATGAAGCTGAAGACGAAGAAGACTTTGAATACGATGACGAAATTGATGACGAAGAACAATTAGAGGTTGAAGAAGAACAAGAGCAACCCACTTTATACACCATCCGAGTTGATGGCGAAGAAGTAGAGGTCACGCTTGAGGAACTCCAAAACGGATATTCGCGTCAGCAAGATTACACTCGCAAAACTCAAGAGCTGTCTCAACAAAGAAAAACTATTGAGCAACAGCAGAAGGAGTTAGCGGAAAGAGATGCTATTTATGCACAGCTGTTACCGAAGATGGAAGCCCAAATATCGGGCGAATTGGCAAACGAGCCAGATTGGAACCAGTTGTATGAAGATGATCCCGTAGGTTATGTTCGTGAAAAGCAACTCTGGGATGATAGAAAAGAGAAATTAGCTGCTGCTCAAGCTGAACAACAAAGACTTCAACAAGAAGCATTTGCTCAACAGCAACAGCAATACGCACAAATGGTGCAAGAAGGTCAGCAAAAACTCTTGGAGATCATACCAGAATGGCAAAATCCTGAGACAGCGCAACAGGAAAAGCTCGCTATTCGTGAATATGGCATTAACGTCTTGGGGTATTCACCACAAGAGATGGACTCTGTATACGACTACCGAGCATTACTTGGTTTAAGAAATGCGTGGCTTAACAGTAAAACTGTTGAGGCTGTAAAGAAAAAACCAACGCAGAAAGCGAAAGCTCGGGTTGCAAGACCTGGTACAACGAACCGACCAAAATCAGTAGCTCCTGTCAAAAAAGCAAAACAACGCTTGGCTAAAACTGGAAAAACAACAGATGCAGCCAAGGTTTTTGAACAAATGTTAAAGTAATTTAAAGGAATATATTATGGCTAAAGTAACTAATGCTTTTGACACATATACGGCCACTGCTGATAGAGAAGATTTAAGTAATATCATTTACAACATCTCTCCGATGCAAACTCCGTTTATGTCCTCAATCGGAACAAGAAACGTAAAAAACGTAGTTTTTGATTGGCAAACTGAATCTCTACCAACACCTAGTGCTAGTGGAGAATTAGAAGGGTTTGAACTTTCTAGAGCAGCATCAACTGCTACTACAAGGGCAAGCAATGTATGTATGATCTCAAAAAGAGATGCAACTGTAACAGGCTCGCAAGAGGCTTCAGATGCAGCTGGTAAAAGATCAGAAATGGCACACCAGTTAGCTATTATGGCTAAAGCACTAAAAAGAGACATGGAAGAAGCTCTATGTCAAAAAGGTGCTAAAACAACTGGTAACGCTACAACAGCTAGGGTAACTGGTGGTTTCGAATCTTGGATCACAACTAACGATTCAAGAGGAACTGGTGGTGCTTCTACTGGTAGTGGAGCTGCTCCAACAGACGGAACTCAAAGAGCACTTACAGAAACACTTCTGAAAGACGTTCTTGAGCTTATGTTTGCTAGTGGTGCTGAACCAAATCTAGCTATAGCTGGCCCTCACAACAAGCAAGTGATTTCTGGTTTTACTGGAAGATCACAAGCTAGGCAAATGATCGATGCTAATACTGTAGAAGCATCTGTATCTATCTACTCATCTGACTTTGGTGAACTAAGAATCGTTCCATCAAACAGATCAAGAGATAGATCACTTCTATTAGTTGATCCTGAGTTTGCTAAAGTTTCTTACTTAAGAAACTTCGAGACAGTTGATATAGCAACTATCGGTGATGCTGATACTAAGATGATCGTAGTTGAGTACGGACTAGAAGTGAGCAATGAAGCTGCTCATGGTGTAGTCGCTGACTTAAGCACATCTTAATAGCTTAAATGGAAGGGGCTAGGACTTTGGTTTTAGCCCCTCCTTTTTTTTATAATTAGTGTTAAAATTTAGTAGCTATGGCTAAAAGAACCCTAATTGACAGTAAGATTAATTATTCACACGAATTTGCAACCGAAGATAATAAGGTTGTTTATCACACCGCACAAAATGTCGCTCCTGTTATAGAGCATTGCAAGGCTTTATCAGAGAACAAACCAGGTAAAGATTTTCGCCATGTTGCAGAAGTGCCTATGGTAATATACCAAAAGGCTTTACGAGAAGGTTGGGCGCAAGACAACAAGAAATGGAAACAATGGCTCAACGATCCAGACAACAAATTATTTAGAACATGGGGCGGTAAGGTATGACGTATGCAGAATTAAAAACAAACATAGCAAGTTATCTAAACAGATCAGACTTAACATCTGATATAGATATGTTTATAGATAACACAGAAGCAGAACTTAATCGTAGATTAAGAACCAAAGATATGATTAAGAGAGCAACTGCTACTGCTGACTCACAATACTTAGCTGTACCGTCTGATTGGATGGAGGCTATAAACGTAGAAATAACATCT